AAGAAATTGCACGTATTGAAAAACGTACGGATACCGCAAACATCCTCAACATATACAAATAAATGGCAACAACATTCGTAGAATATACTGGGGATGGAAACGCTACCAAAACGTTTTCTTTCCCTTCATACCAACAAACTGACATAAAAGTAACAGTAGATGGTACAGTTAAAACAGCAAGTACACACTACAACATTACTGGTTACACCACAACAGGTGGAGGTAGTGTCGTTTTTACGTCAGGTAATATTCCCACCAGTCCCGCCCTCATTCGTATTTTTCGAGACACTGATGTAGATAGTGCTAAGGCTACATTTACAGCAGGGTCATCAGTCAAAGCAGCTGACTTAAATAATAATATTACACAGCTCTTATATGCTGCACAAGAAGAGCAAAACCAACTACAGCAAACTGCTAACATCAATAACAATGCTATAACCACAGCTAAGATACGTGATGATGCTGTCACAATGGACAAGCTAGGCAGCGGTGCTCTACCTACTGACATTACAGTAGCAAGTGCAAACATTGTGGATGGTACTATAGTTGATGTTGACATCAATACGTCAGCCGCTATAGCTGGTACTAAAGTTACCCCTGCTTTTGGTGCACAAAACATATCAACAACAGGTACACTAGCTAGTGGAGCTCATACTGTTACAGGAAACATAGGGGTTTCTGGTACAGTAGATGGGCGTGACATAGCAGCTGACGGTAGTAAATTAGACGGAATAGAAGTCGGAGCTACTGGAGATCAGACAGCAGCAGAGATTAGAACTCTTGTAGAGACTGCTACAGACAGTAATGTGTTTACTGACGCTGACCACAGCAAACTAAATGCTATAGAAGCCGGAGCTACAGCTGACCAGACAGCAGCAGAAATAAGAACTCTTACTGAAGCTGCTACAGACAGTAATGTTTTTACTGACGCAGATCATACTAAACTAAACGGTATAGAAACTGGAGCTACAGCAGACCAAACTAATGCAGAGATAAAAACTGCATACGAAGCTAATGCAAATACTAACGAGTTTAGTGATGCAGAGCAAAGTAAATTAGCTGGTATAGAAACATCAGCTACAGCTGACCAGACTGCTAGTGAGATAAAAACTCTACTACAATCTGACAAGCTTACATTATCTGAGATGAATACTACATCTTTAGATAGTAGATATTATACAGAAACAGAAGCTGAAGCTAAATTCCTTAGACAAGATTCTTCAGAAACTATCGCTAGTGGTGTTACATGGTCTAACTCTGACGCATTTGTAGCTACTACAGCTGCAATCAATGCTCGTATTATTGACCTTATTGACGAGGTTGGTGGTTTTACAGCTATTGCAAACCAAACAAGTTTTCCAACAACTAACCCACAGGGAGCTACAGGACAGTCAGCTATACTAAGTATTGCAGCTACAACAGCTACACTAACACCTAGCGGTACAACAGTTACCATAGCAAACGGTGCAGGCACAGGCAATACTGTAACTATTACAGGTGTAACTTCTACTATACCTACAGGGTTTGGTTTTCTAGTAGAATCAACCAGTACCTTACATACTTATAGCTTTCACAGGCTCGTACCTAAGGCTACAGAAGTCACAACAGTTGCAACAAATATAACTAACATTGTTAACGCTGGTGCAAACGTAGTAGACATAAACAACTTTGCTGACATATACCAAATATCTAGCAGTGCTCCTACACAAAGAGCTGACGGTACATCTTTGCAAGAAGGTGACTTGTGGTTCGATAGTTCTAACGACAACTTACTTGTATATACAGGTAGTGCGTTTTCTATTATCACACCATCTCAAGCAGTTCTTGATGACGTAGCTATTGTATCAGGTGCGATAACATATAGCGAAGATCTAGGTCTTATTACAAACCCTGCATCTACAGGTAGCTCTAATGGGTCACTTGATATAGTTGCAGATGCACTAGAAGATGAAATAACATTTACCGTTACAGTTGTAAACTCTGGTGGTAATAAATATGTCATAGATGGTGATACATCAAACCCTGCTAAGGCTCTTACATTGTATAAGGGTTGGACATATACTTTTGACCAAAGCGATAGTAGCAATGCTAACCATCCTTTAGTATTTAAAACAGACTCAGGTGCTTATACTACAAACGTAACAGTTACAGGCACAGCTGGTCAAGCTGGTGCAAAGGTGCAAATTGTAATACCAGAAACACAACCTACAGGTAATTTTAGATATTACTGTAGCGTGCATGGTAATGCTATGGGTAATCTTATAACTGTTAAAGATGATCCAATTAAGACTGTTTCAGACATCAGTGCAAACGTTGTATCAGTAGCTAATAATAGTACAAATATAAATACAACTGCTGGTTCTATCAGTAATGTAAATACAGTTGGTGCGTCTATAGCTGATGTAAATAGATACGCTAACGAGTATCAAATTTCTGCTAATCAACCGTCGTCTCCTAGTAATGGTGATCTTTGGTTTGATACTACCAATAATGTATTAAAAAATTACAACGGAACTATTTGGGCTGGTATTACATCTAACTCAGGTATAGCCTCTGTAGTGGACGACACTTCACCACAACTAGGTGGAACGTTAGATGGACAAAACAACAACATGTCAAACATAGGTACTATAGATGGTGCTAACTTACAACTTGACTTCGGAACTCTATAAATGGCAAAATTATTAAAATTAAGACGTGGAACAACCACGCAACATAGTAGCTTTACTGGGGCCGAAGGTGAAGTTACAGTAGATACAGACAAGGAAACTCTTGTCGTACATGACGGCTCAACAGCTGGTGGCCATCCAGTAGCAGCAGAAGATATGGCTAACGTATCTTCCGCTTCTATTGCTGGTAGACTAGCTAACGACTCTATAGCAACATCTAAGATTGCAGCTGGAGCTTTACCAACAGACGTAACCGTACAAACTGCAAACATAGTTAACGGAACAATCGTAGACGCAGACGTTAACACAAATGCTGCAATAGCTGGAACTAAAATATCTCCTAGCTTTGGATCACAGAATATAGCTACAACTGGAACTGCTACTTTTGGAAATAACATAAGCGTAACTGGTACTTCTCCATTTATTGATATAGTAGATTCTGATAATAATTCAGATTATAAAATTCATAATGATAATGGTTCATTAAAAGTAAAAGACATGTCTAATAGCAATGCTACTAGGCTTCAATTACATGGTGATGGAACTTTTGATGTTTATGGAAACTTAGACGCTAATAATGGTATTGACGTAACAGGAACAGCAAATCTTGCTGGAACAACAAACATTACTGGTGGAGTACTAAATCTAGGTGCAGCAGATAGTGCATCTGGTCATTTAAACTCATTTGAAGTAATGACGTTTAATATTGATTCAGATAATGATGATACAAATAGATATTTTGCATTTTATAAAAACGGTAATAGTGGTAGTGGAACTGAGCTATTTAAAATTGAAGAAAGTGGTCAAGCTACAGTAACTGGCAACCTAGATGTTTCTTCTGGTGTTGACGTAACAGGAAACATTACAGTATCAGGAACAGTTGACGGTGTAGACGTGGCTGCTCTTAATACAACAGTTGGAAACTTAGGAATTTCTAACGGTTCTATAGCTAGTGGTACAACCGCAGTTACTCAAGGTCAATCTGCCAACAATACTCAGATTGCTACTACTTCATTTGTTCAGACAGCAATAGCCAATTTAGTAGACTCATCTCCGGGTGCTCTTAATACTCTTAATGAGTTAGCAGCAGCTATAAACGATGATGCTAGTTTTTCTACAACTGTAAACAACAACATTGCTACTAAGATGCCTTTGTCTGGTGGTGAGTTTACAGGTGATGTTACTTGTCACAATATTACACCTGACGGAGATAGCAGCAGAAACTTAGGAACAAACTCTGTAAGATTTGCAAACGTATATGCTGACAACTTTGTTGGTGGCGGTGGTAACTTAACAGGTATTGTATCGTTTGTTAGCGGTATGATAATTATGTACAATAGTTCATCTCCTCCATCTGGTTGGTATCTATGTAATGGTCAAAATGGTACACCAGACCTAAGAGATAGATTTATAGTTGGTGCTGGTAACAGTTACTCGCTAAACGCTACAGGTGGTTCTAACACAGCAACCGATACAGTTAGTATCTCTGGTTCTGACACTGTAAATATCACTATTAGTGGTAGTGGAACTACTGCAAACCCTAACCAAAGTGGTATCCAATATGGACGACCCGGTTATTACGACTGTGCACAGGATCAACATACTCACAACTTTAGTTTCTCAGGTAGTGGTTCAGATACTGTAAGTATATCTGGTTCAGATACAGTAAGTGTTGATACTAGATCGCCTTACTATGCACTTACTTTCATTATGAAAGCCTAGTGGAATTACCCACCATAGTATTACCAGATGCAGTTCGACTGCAAACCCCCTCTTTACCTCTCCCTACAGCAGATGTTCCCTCATATCAACCTTTGGTCGTACCTCCGCAAGATTTACGAAGACCCGAAGGTACAAAGGAGGTGCAAACAGAAGAAAACCCACCCCCAAAAATACACTTTCCACCCTTACCTAGTAT